CCTCAGAAGAGGGTGCTCCGAGCTAGAAGCTCGCACATTGTGTGTCTCAACTGTGAGTCTATTGATTTGACCCGTACACGTTCCTATGAGGATGGACACTTTCCCGGCGGAGGAATCCTAAGAAGGAAGACTCCGACGACAACGTCCACCCAAGGGCCCCAGGCCGACTTACGTCAGACTGGGTACCACATATGTGTTGATAGCGTGGGAAAAGAAAACCCACATCCTCTTACGATTACCAGTAATCGTAGAAACTTTTCTACGATGAATGGTTTTACGACTGAGGGTTCCGTTGAGTATACCGTTGATTCTTGGTATCACACCGGTGCTACAACCATAAGTGATGACGTGCATGCTGGTCATACCCTCGACAGCGTGACCGTGGCTACTTCGAAGCTTCTCTCCAGGACTAATCCTGGTAGGGCAGCAACGAGTATCCCGGTCTTCGTTGGCGAATTAAGGGACTTCCCTAGCATGTTGTGTCGGGATGGGAATAACCTCCTTAGGCACAAACCATCTCGCTCCTCACCTGGAGGGGCGTATTTGGAGTGGACCTTTGGATGGGCTCCTCTCATCCGCGACTTAACTGCTTTTCTGAATGCGAGTGGACTCATTGACTCTCGAGTCAAAGAGCTTCACTCTCTTTATCAGAATGGAGGTCTCAAGCGTCGCCTTCAACTAGGTTCTTCAGGTTTTCACAGCGATAGTGATCTTGCTGTGTCGACTTTAGGGACGAAGGTCTTTCGTTGTACACGAAAGCGCTTCACCCAAGGTAAGCAGTGGGGTACCATAAGGTGGGTACCTACGGCTTTACCGAAGGACTCTAGTAACCAGGGTCTTCGCAAGATTGCATCCGATGCCATATTTGGTAAAGGCGGCAATCACATCTCTGACGTTTGGAATTTACTTCCTTGGTCATGGATGGCAGATTGGTGTTCGAATATCGGTGACTTCTTAGAAGCTCACGCGAATCGAATCCCCTGTATGTCTATAGATATCTGTATTATGAGACATCTAACGACAAACAGTTCCTGGAAACGCTCCGATGCCCATACTTGGGCAAAAGGAGGTGATGGCGATACCATCCTGGAAACGAAAGAACGTTTCCTGGGTGTAGACTCACTCTCGGCGTCCTTCCCATTTCTTAATGGGGGACAACTGTCGATTCTTGGTGCCCTAGCGGCTTCCAGAAGGTAGTCGATAGGTAACATCAGGAAAGGACTAACGTAATGTTAGGTTCAACACTCACTATCACTCTTGACGGTTCCGGTGGAACTGCCAAGGTCCTCCCACTTATCAGCGAGGGTAACCCAGCTTATTCAGCTGAGTATTACCTCGATGAAACCCTAGTGTGGTACCGGTGTAAGATCCGGCACTCACTCGATAATGTCAAGGCTGGTACGCAAGCGTTTGAGCGCCACAATGTGACGTTTCAACGTTTTACGAAACCATCCACGGCAGTACCGTTGGGTTATCTCACTGAGATTATCTTTACGATCCGAAGGGATCCTAATGACGTCTCTAGTGAGGTTATCGACCTTTCAGAAGCGATGAGCTTCTTTATGGTGAAGGCTGGCGGCGTTGCTGCCAAACTTCTGGGGTGGGAATCCTAGTCACCCATTTGGCGCCTTAGCCATTTGGACAACTTCTAGTTCCCACAGAGAGTGTTTTCCTAGCCTTAGACTTTCACCCCTCTTACAGTTGAAGGATGAAATGAAAAGCTTTGATACGTTGGTTCAGAGCCTGTACGACGGTATCCTTACGGATATCGGCGTGAAGTACCCTGAACTCCGAAAGGAGTTGAGTCGTGACTTTGTGCGGCTTAGCTCCGGTGTCAAATCTAACGGGATATCGTTCTTCACGATAATCCTGCCAGAGGCTGGAAAGCACTTTGACAAGTGCTTATCTCAGTCACACCTAACCCCGTTTCGAGTACTCCATTTTGGAGTCAAGAAGCGGGGGGGAGTAATTCCCCGACTATTCGGGAAGCTACTCCTCCGTGTGTTTGACATTAACGGAGTGCTTCGTGTCGACGCAGACGTCTACGCCATTAAAGCTCTAAGACAGCTGTTCTACGCTGCTAAGAGTCTTAAATTGGAGTGTACGGATGCAAGAACCTACCGAGAAATCGAGAAGTTCTTCGAAGTCGACAGAGGAATTCGACATCCCACCCTCAGTTGGGGGGATGACGAACTTGGAGCCGAAGGAGCGCAAGCTCTTTCGGTCACTGACATTATTTCTGATGTCAGTTCTCCAGACGATCCAGTTCTTCCGTTCCTTGAAGAAGTAACGGATGATTCTGGGGAGTCCCTCTCTCCTAGCATGAGGAGGCATTTGTATCTGCTACAGAAAGTAGCCGATCATATGTCTGCTCTTATTGGGGTCTTCGACCCCTATGCTTGGAAAGCGAAGCATGGACCTGGTGCAGTTTCCGATTCCCGGTCTGGGAAATCTAAGTACGATTTTCCAAATTGGCCTCGGAAGCTAGACCTCACCTTTCCTATGGCTGATTTTGGCTTCGCCAACTTCAGTCTATGGATCGATGCGGTTAGTGAGGAAGATATTGTGGATCGATTTTCTGTCCACGAACCTCCATCTAAATTGATCTCTGTCCCGAAGACTGCTCGGGCTCCTAGGCTTATCGCCTCTGAGCCTATTGCACATCAATGGTGTCAGCAGGTCATTTTGGACTTTCTCACTAGTAGGGTTGACTCGACCTTCATGCGTAAGTCTATTCACTTTCGTGACCAGACTTACAACCAGAGGGCCGCCCTCCTAGCATCCCACACGGATAAGCAGATGACGATTGATCTGTCATCTGCCTCTGACCGTATTTCTTGTTGGCTTATCGAGAGACTATTCAGGAGGAATGAATCCCTCCTTCGTGGTCTCCACGCGAGCCGTACAAGATGGATCGTTAACACGGTCGACAAGAAATCTCCCTCGGCTTACTTATTGAGGAAGTTCTCTTGTATGGGATCTGCCTGTACCTTCCCTGTACAAACTATTGTTTTCTGGATGATTGCCGTAGCTTCCGTGCTCTCTGCACGTAGGCTTAGGCCGTCATACGGAAACATTAGTGATATATCGGGAGAGGTCCTCGTCTTTGGGGATGATATTATTATCCCTAATGACGCAGGCGAATGTCTAGAGTTACTTAGGATCCTTGGTCTCAAGGTCAACCACAACAAGACTTTCCTGAAAGGAAAATTCAGGGAGTCATGTGGTTGTGACGCGTTTGATGGTCACGATGTGACCCCCATTCATGTCATATCCGCTCCAGACAAGGCTCGACCCGAGTCGATCACCAGTGCGGTAGAATCAGTCAATAACCTCGTGAGAGGTGGTTGGCCGAATGCTGCACACCGGGTGAAGACGACAGTAATGTCTGCAATGCCTCATTTGAGGCTTGCTACATTGCCGGTCGACTCTGGTTACTACGGCTGGAAAACACCCTACTGGATGGATGATACTCCGGCGCCCAAAAGGCGTTGGAATGCCCTCCTCCATCGGGTTGAGGTCCTGGTTCATACTCTTGTGAGTAAGTCCAAGACTTTGCCAGACCGTGGCGGCTCGCGTATACTTCAGTTCTTCACTGAAGCTCCTCCTTCTGACCTAGAATGGGTCAGTGGAGTACGCGCGAGACCTAAGTCACATCTTCGACTTAGGTGGGAACCCTACTGTCGTTAGACTCTATACTACCCTACTGTGTTCTTGGGTAGTGAGTCTACGATGAGTAGGGATGGAGGAAGTTTCTACAGTTCGGCCCCGATGAGGGTGCCGAACTGTTTCTCTCTTCCTTTGTGG